GTTTTTGCGATTGCGCTCAACATTCTGTTGTTTTAAGCGTCGATATGCAGAATGCGCTTGCTGGCAGTCTTTAAAAGTCCGTTTAACCTGCAATGTGTCAGGATTTACAACGTCACCAGTAGCGTTATCATCAACAATCTCTAATTCAGAAATCCTCTGCTTGTCAGAGTTTTTCATAATCCGCGCAGCTTTCGATGCGTAGACGTTTGTGATTTCTGCTGGAATTGGTTTGGTTGTATCTGCCATATTATTTGAGATTTAGCCAGCAATCTACTGGCAAATTGTCTGATGGGGAAATGCTGTCGCGGGACATGAAAACTGCGGATTTGTTGTCGTGACGCAGTAACAAACAACCACCCAATGCTTTTGATGTCTTGGTTTCTTTTGCCTGTCTAATACTTGCACTTAATCTTTCAGTTGCCTTTACACAAGCACCACAACCACTTTTCCATTGCACATTCTGTTTGCAGTTATGACAAATCTTTGCGCGTTGCTCTGCCAGCTCACTGGATACAAGTGCAATCTCTTGTGAAGAATTGATAACATTTTTAGCCCATATCGTAACGTCATTTAGCAACTCTGTCTTTTGGCTAGGAGTATTAACGGATGTTACAACCACCATGTCTACTCCATGACAGAAATTGGGGTTCTTGCTACAGATGTACGAATTGACATCACCTTCAATGTCACCAACTGGCAAATGGTTTTCGGCACGGAAATTCGTGACAACCTCAAGAAGATTGTCATAGCTATGACCAGTGAGTTTCGCATCACCATCGTAGTAATGCCAACCCCCCGGCGGGATCATTCCAATTATCGGTTTTGCCATGAATTTTTGAGTTTTACGTCAGTTTTGTAAGGTTTGCAAGGAAAAACTTGTTTTATTTATCAATTTTGTTAAATTTAGCAAGTCAATTGCTGAAATCAACGAATTCATAACTTTCAATTCCAGTGTGTTTTTTCTGGAAAACAAACTTTTCTGGTTTTGGCTCGGTCATCGTGGCAACAACTCCACCTCGTTGCCTCATCAAATAGACCAGCAGGGACAGGGAATCCAGAGCATCTGGAGAGTTTTGCCTAGTCCGTTTAACGAAGTCTCCTTTGCTCTCGACTCTCACCAACCCCTGCCCCTGCTGTTTGTACCGCCGCGAAGTCGCTTGACGAACCAACTCCTCGGTACGGAAACTAGGTGATATTTTTAGATACTCAAACTCTAGGTATTTAGCAAGTCCGAAAATCAGTTCAGTAACAACTCCAGAATACAATTCGTTTGCGCGTTGTGTGTCATCTCCCAAGATATGGGTTTCTGAACTGGCCCATGAATAATTGACTCCCATGACTTCGCTTCCGTAGAGTGACTTCAACGCATCGTGGATTCCTGCTCCGTTTCCAGTTCGGTCAACACATAGCCAATTCGCTCCGATCCTCATTTCCTTTGCGAATCGAATGATCTCTGCGGTCTGTTCCAATGTCGCTAGTTTCGGGAACTGCATTTGCGAATCCAGTTGCAAACACGTCTTTGGTTTTTTGAATTCGCGGAATTGTCCATCCCTCGGAGTCCAGCCATCACAGAGTCCGTATCGCCCGAATGAGCAGACCACCTGATCTCGCCCCTCCAACGCCAAATCGAACGCTGCTAGAGGCACTACAGGCCCAATAAACCGCAAGCTCCCCATTGAGTTGTCCATCATCGCTGGTGTGATAATAGCCATCGAGATACCCTCTTGTGGGAAGAAACCTCTTGCCATTGTGTAGTATTCGGCAGTGCGTCCTTTACTTTCGTACGCCATGTAACCTTCGTAGGATTGGAAGCCGGGGAACACAATCTCCTTGTTGGTTACATTCTCGCACCTTGCTGCATCAAGCCTCAAGATATGCCACCCCTCCCTACTTTCCCACTCAAAATCCTCTTCACAGTCCACACTCTGCCAACCCCGCGCAGGTTCGCACCTCTTTCCGAATTCACTATTCCGATCTTTCGGGTTAGATGCTCCGAAAATCTTGATGCGTCCCTTGGAATCTTTTGTATCAGCAGCAGACAGGATGTTTTGCAACCCCTCCCACACCCCAGCGGGAACCTCTTCAGCTTCGTCCAGCACAACGTGTGTCCTACTCATTTGCCCCCACTTGGGATCTGGCTTTTGCCTTGGAGATGGATGGAATCCACGGAGCGTTCCAGTTCCGCTATCACCTTTTGGTACAGCAACCAGATGGATCCCATTCTTGTCATCGTCATTGGCTTGAATGCTCTTAACAAGATCCTCACTGCCCTCGTACTCTGGACGCACCAATGCGGTTCGGTAGAAGTTTTTGATAGCAGCAAATACGTTTCTCTGCGCGTGTGCCTCAGTAAGCGAAACCACCTTGATACAAGTATACTCTGGATCTCGCATCCAGTCTAAAAGGAACCATGCGGCAGCGTTGAACGTCTTGCCCATCGCTCCAGCACCCTGCACTAGCAACTTGTCATTCTCAAATAAGCACCTCCATGTGTCCGCTGCACTCTGTGGCCTCCAGTCATAAACTCCAGCACCCCACAGAATCGTTGCTGCTGCCTCAAATTGATCGTGCTTCAATAGGTGTTGAACAAAGTTAAGCACAGTCTGCCTAGCCACCTTTTCGTCCAGTGTAACCTGTTTTTTCTGAGAATCCGTTAAATGTGTCAGTATAAACTGAGCAGCATAGATGATCCCATTTATATCATCCTTCTCAGCTTCCGCTCTAACCTTGGTGGCAATGTTAATTGCCTGTAAAACTGACGCAGGTTTATTCATTCACTCTCCATCCCCACATCAAATTGAACCAGCAAAATTCTTTCTCTGCAAGGCTTTTATGACACTTGAATACTTTAGCAAATCTATTCGCAAACCACTCTTTGTACTTCTCAAACTCCTCGTTTGTCCAACTCTTTTTGCTATACCATCCCTCTTGGTTTGTGAACTCCTTATCGAATCCTTCAAACCCAACACGCTTGAACATCTCGTCCAATGCTTCCATCATAAATTTATCTACTTTATTCATAATTAATCCCAGTAAAGTTGTGTTCCTGTTAGTTTTCCAGTCATTAGTCTTTCTAGCACAGGTTCAACGTCCCACGGGTACAACCCTTTCTCGTAGCAGGTTTGCATTCCAAAGTACTCGCTGAACTTGTCTCTATCTATTCCGCTATCTTTCAATGCTTTATCTAGCACATCAAATTCAATATGCTCAATCGGATTGTCTGTGATCACGATTCCCAGTTGATCTAGCCTATTGTATTTCACTCCTCGTCCTCCTCGTCCTCATCATCTTCTTCATCCTCGTCATACATGGAGTTCTCAATCAATTCGTGGATCTTGACCTGCAAGATTCCAATCATGCTTGCCAGTGGCAAGTCAAACTCGGCAATGTAGGTATCGATCAATTTATCAATTTTGTTTTGTAGTTCTGTTATCTGGTCTGAGTCTTTCATGTTCCTCCTTTAGTTGGTGAATTTTACCATCCTTACTCCAAACTCGCACGTTTCCTAGTTCTTCAAACTGAAAATCCCATTCCTCTTTTGATATGCGTCCGCACATATAGTCCTCATTTGATTTCCTTTGCGCTTCTAATCTTGTCATTCCCAATGCTCCAATGGACATCTCTCAGTGTCCATAACTAGTTTAAGTTCCATGTTGCATCCGCAAACACCGCACTTGCCAGAACCACTAAATGCCGTGGGATCGTAGTGAACGCACTGATTGCAGATAATCAAACGCTCCTCAATCTGCTCCTTATTCCGTATAGGCATACCTGCCTTAACGAATGCCGCTGCACTCTTCACGAAGCTAACCGCTTTCTGCGCTATGTTTGGCTCAATCATTTCATTCCAAATATGCTCTTCAGTGAATCCAGACTAGCACTACTGCTATGGTATGATCTTGGTTCGTCTTCCCCTTCCTCTTCCCCGTCATACATTGCAACATCCCATGTCGTATCGAACAACTTACGCAGTCCCTTTGCAGACATGGTTACGTTTCCCCTTCCGTTGAACGATGGGTTCTTGTTGCTATACACCTTCCAGAGTTCTTCCTTTGTCATACGTTTATCAGTGCAATGTTGAATTCCGCTGCAAGCAGTGTAGTCGATTCATCTGTTGGATATGTCTCCCGATAAACTATCCTTTTGATTCCATAAGATGCAAGCGATTTCAAACAGTTGTTACATGGCAATGTTGTTGATGCCAGCAGATAGCACTCCAGCGGCTTAACATGACGCAATGCGTTCTGCTCTGCATGGACAACGTAATTCCTACGCTTGTCCCTGTCAGTCCAGTCCTCCTCCATATGCGGCGGGAACCCGTTGTACCCGCAAGCCGCAACTGTGTTGTCGTGACGCAACAACACAGCACCAACCTGTCTCCAAGGGTCTTTGCTCTTCTTGGCTACCACTTCAGCTATCGACAATGCGTATTCGTCCCAGTTCATGATCTATGTATTTCTCCCATATGGTCTTCCAACCAATAAACTGCCTGTCCAGAATCCCTAACCTCGTCTGGAAAGATACACTCGTCAGATATGATTCCGTTCAATTGTAATGCGTTCATCACTTTAGTTGCGTTAAGTCTCTTGTATTCAATGTAGTGTTCCAGAGTGTTCACTCGTCGAAGCCCTTCATTCCATCGTACACAAAATACAATATAATAGCTGCTAACACGATATAGCCTATGATATATCCCATATATGATCTATTGGCAGGACTCACACTCAGGATCTTCGATGCGACAGGTGCGCTCCACCTTGATATCTGCCAAGTCATCATCGTCCTTCAACACAACGGGTTCATCCACCACGTTCAGCTTGTCTGCCCTTGCGATTGCTGCCTCGTTTGTGTAGCGTTTCTCTGGATAACGCTTCGATAGCTTCTCTACGTTAGCCTCAATGCACTCATTAAGCGTCAATCCCAACTCGTTTAACAAACCAGTCAGGTAAAACAGAATATCTCCTGCCTCTTCCCGCACGTTGTCGAAGTCTAATTGCTTCTGGTAGACTGCGTGTTTCTTCACTGCGTCAAGCAACTCACCTGCTTCACCGCTGACCCCCACTGCCATGTGGAGAATGGATGCCTGAAGAGGTGTTAGCTGGACAAGGATGTCATGCCCCGGCTTCACTATGGACTGCACAAACTGCTCGTATGGTGTAGTTAATTTCATTTTGTGTATATATTAAAGTATGCCAAACCGAAACAACCTGCCTCGGATAGGTGAACCAACTTTCCCTCACGTCCTATAGCCTCGTCAAGCATCTTTTTCGTTATCATCTGCGGATGCCCTTCATGTGGCTCAATATCAACCCATTCAAATATGCGAAGAACCCTAGCTGCTTGCAGTGCGTTGGCAATAATAAGTGCAGGGTCATCCGTGTGCTGCAAGCAATTGTATATCCAGCACTCGTCAAACCCTCTGAGTGAAACGTCCTCACCTCGCATAACAAGACACTCCACCCCATGCTCATGGTAGCGAGCGTATGTCCACTGAGGATACTGAAGTGGATCCACTACCAACGCCCTGCCAAGTCCCTTTGCCTTTAACAGCATGGACGTTGGCCCACCACCTATGTCCAGCACTGACTTACCTGACAGGCTGAACCCATAGCCAACTTGATGTAGCCCCATGAATCGCGCATAGACGTAGTGCTTCTGGTCTTCATCGAACGTATTGCAACAGTCACCCCAGTATTCCGATTCAAACGTGTAGTCACTCATTTCAGTTCCTCCTTCAGCTTGCGATAGTGGGCAACGGCTTGGGGCCATTGGTCATGCCATCCTGATGACTCCACTAGCTTGGTAGCGCAATCCCTCCACTTGTTCCGTTCAATCTCCATCCTCCGTGCAAAGGAAGCATTCACAACTTCATGCATCACTCCCTCGCATGAATCGCTCCATGTGCTTTTATCTGTCTCTGGTGTATTATTCATATTGTTTTTGTTTGTGACAAATAGTGGGTAGTATTTGTCACAATGATTGTTGTTGATTGGATGGGTAAGCCATTGTCATTGCTTCGATTCCGTTTCCTTCAGCGTACCAACCCGCTCCGTTGTGAACGTCTAGTACGTCCTGAAAGTATTTCTCGTACCTCAACGCAACTCGTTCAAGCGTGAAGTTCTCACCGAATGCACGGCAGTCCGCTGGTCTGATCTTGTCGATGTTGTGGATTGCATCGACATAGTCACCCATCGTGCGGCATCGATACCCAGTGACACCATGCAGGTTGTTCTCTGCGAAGCTACCCCAGTCGCTGGTGATGGTTGGGGTTCCGCTCAATAGGTTCTCGATCTGTACTCCACCGAATGGTTCAACGTACTGGCTAGGTAGGAAGGATGCCTTAGCCTTAGACATGAGTTCCTTTCTCTTTAAAACGTCAGCATAGCCCACATATTCGACATGAGGTGGGAATGTATACCCAGCTTCCTTCTGACCCGCTACAACCAGTTTCACTCCAGCCCTGCGCGTTGCATCGATTGCGATATCTACACCTTTGCCGCTATAGACCCGACCAAGGTACAGGAAGTAGTCTTCCTTTTGGTCGTTGAATGTGAAGTCATCGATGTCAAAGTAGTTTGGAATGACAACGGAATAGTTGTCCTGCTGGCACTGACCAACTGCACCCATGCCACAGAACGCATGGTAGATGGCATAGCTCTCCCAAACCTTCCATTTAGCCCAGTGACCCCCCGCGTACCCTATCCCCGGCTCAACTACGATCATATCATGTTGGTGTGCATCACATATCGGTCTGACTCCAGACCCCCAAAATGGAAGAATAAAGTCGTTCTTTTTCTTTCTAAAACCTACCTCCCGAATGGCATTGGCATAGAACGTCTGGTAGGCATGGTCATTCGTGTTGAATTTAAAGAAGGTCTTTCTCCAATCATGGGATCCATATGACTTAGCAAAGTCCTCGTTCGTCAAGACGCTAACGTGTTCCGTGCAGTCCAGAACGCTGTCCTCATGCCCGTAATGTATGACCTCATGGCCCCTGTCTGTCATCATCTTCCCGAACTTAACAACCTTCTGCGTGTAGGCACAGGCATTAAACTCTTTGGACGTAACTGTATGTGGAAGCCCTAAAATATGATATCGGTGTTTCACTTTGATTTACAATTATTAAAATGCCATCTGCCCATTGCTGCATAATGTCCAATAGTATTGCAATAATGGCACTTAACTTTTGGTTTATTTATTTGTGAATTTCTCATTTTTTCTTTTGTTTCAATTGTTCTTTTAGAACCTTTTCTTTTTTTATTACTTTCACTAACTGCGATTTTGGTTTTTTCGGATATTTCTCTTCCTTTATTTTTTTCTGATATTTTTCTTTTTGTTTCTTCAGAATGAATAAAAGTTCTTCCCTGCAATGATTTACTTATTTTTGATTTTGTTTCATCAGAATGTTTTTTACCCTTCATTGGAGGGTTTTTAAAAAGTGATTCACTGATTTTTCTCTTATGTTCTGCTGAAAATGATTCTGAATTTTTAAATGGGTTATTTTGTCCCCGCATTGATTCACTCCTCATTTTCTTGCAAAACTCATATCTTCTTGAGTTGAACTGCACACAATTTCTTGTTTGCATCCAGCAAAATGCTTTTGCCATTTTAAAACACCTTGTAGAATTTCCGCCATTTCTAAAAAGAAAAATCTTATGCAACAACTTATGTGCCACAAAATGCTGTCTGGGAGTAAGTGAAACTATTATTTTATTTTTACCAAATATACTTTGAGGGAAGATATGATGTTTTTCCATCAACTTCTCATTTTCAATCTGTGAAGATTTAACCAATGAAATGTATTTCTTACAATACTTGCGCCATAACTGATATTTCATTGAAGTATTATTTCACGTTTTAGGTTTTAGTCAAGACATAAAACGTGGAAGCCCCAGTGCATGGAATCTCATTTTTGTTGTTTTCATTATGTACTACAGGTGTTATAGGAAGTTATTGGTTATTTTCCCTGTTCTTTAGCTTGT